GCCGGCGCGGCGGGCGTAGTTCCCGTCACGGACGCGGGGGCCGCGGTGATCCAGATCGAGGTGAATCCGGAGATCACGTCGGAGAGCACGGTGGGGTTGAGAAGGATCGAGGGCTGGGACCGGACGGCGAGAGCGTCTTCAAGTCCAAGCAGAATGGTGGCCAGAATCTGGCCGAATTTGTTGTTCATCATCCGGTTGTTCGCCGCGCCGGGTTGTCTTTTTCCGGCGTGGTGGGACCCAGAGTGGGAACATGAGGCATGCAACCAACTATCGGGCGGATCGTTCATTTCGAGAGCGAGAGGGGGCCACAGGCCGCGATCGTCACCGCGCTGAGCATCTCGCGAAAGATCCTCCTCCGGACGAACCGAAGGCCATCGCGCTCCCGATCCCCGAGTACGATCAGACCTAACCTTTTTTCAGTTCGCCCCGGATGATCTCGGGGAGCTTCAGCACCGTGCGCAGCGCCGCCACCGCGCCTTGCGCGGTTCGTATCTCCGCTTCGGCGTTGCCGCGTTCGCAGCGGTCGCGCTCGCGTTCGAGCATCAGCGTGACGCGCAAGCGAATCTGGAGCCACGCGGGGTTCTGCAGCAGCGCGTCGAGGTCGCTCTCGTCGCAGCTCGCCGGTAGGCGCAACGGGTCGGGGCGGATCATGCTTTGATTCCGTAGAACATCTCGCAGAGCGTGTATTCGAGCCGCCTGCGCGTTACAAGGCCCGGCTCAACCGCGCCGTGCCGGTCGGTGGTGTGCACCCGTTGAAGAATTTCCGAGTGGTCGGCCATCGCCCGCAGCATGGCAGCCTGACCGCAGTTGAAGCCGAATGAGACGAGCGCCGCCGCGAGTCCAATCGGCCACGTTATAACCAGATCCAATAATGGCTTGGCGTTCCGCGCGAAGTCCGCCACCGCTTGCGTATGTGTGATCGTTCCCGCGAGGCCGGGAACCACTCCATGCGTATTGCCGATCCCGTTGGTCCACACGCCGCCGCCGTCCTGGTACGGCGTCAGTCTTTCCCCTTCAAACACGGCGACGAGAGCCGCCGCAACATCGGTAATGGTCGGTATCAAATCTGCACCCTCGGCGGATTAAACACGGCGGGCGGCGCCGCAATGGAGTTGCCCGGCGGCATCACCGGCGTATTGCCGAAGATCCCCGGAGGCAGCATCACGCCGCCCGGCCCCGGAGGGCCGCCAGGCGCGCCCGGCTGCTGGCCGCCCATTCCCGGCTGTCCCTGCTGTAGCGCGCCCAGCGCGCCCATCTTCTGCACCGTCTGCGCGATGTTCTCGGCAATGGCCTGCATGACCTTCTTGTGTTGCAACTGGTTCAACTGTTCGAGGTAGTGGCCCTTCATCTCGTCAATACACTGCTGATCGACGGTGCCCGGCTCTTCCTTGTTGTCGGCGTGCGCCTGGTTCAGGTCCTTCTGGTGCCGCTGCAAGTGCAGCTCGTCGTTATCCTGCGGGTTGACGTGGATCTCGTCGCCCTGCAGGCAGCGGGTCCACTCCTCCTTCGGATCGATGGGCATGTCCGGCTCGGGCGGCTCGGGCACGATGTCCGCGAAATTGGGATCCCCGAGCGCCTTGTGCGCGTCCGCCGTCACGCGCCAGAGCGCTTGCGGGTTGTGCATCACGAGCGGGTTTTGCAGGTCGAGCTGGTAGCGCGCGAGCGTGAGCTGCTTGGCGTTTTCGCGGGAATGCAGGTTGTCGGCGAACTTGATCCGGAAATCGTAGGACGCTTCGCGGTCCTCGTCGGTCAGTTCCGCGCCGCCGCCCTTCACCGGGAACAGGCCGCCCGCATCGTCCTCGGTCACACGGAAGAACGTCGATGGCGGAGAAAACATGCGTTCCAGATCCCAGAAGTGGCCGAGGACGACCGCCATGTCTTCTTGCAGCACTTTGGTGTCCAGCGCGATTCTGACGTTGCCCTCTTCGAGCAGCGAATCGGTTTGCCGGGCCGTGCGCGGCGCGTTCGGCCGGTCCGACTGCCGGCCCATGCTCATATCGGTCTGGCCGGTCAGCCGCTCGCCGTAGGCGAGAAGGCGCTGCTCGGTCTGCTGCGTGAATGCGAGGTCCGCCTCGAAGCGCTCGACGCGCACGTCCGTCGCGGGATTGTCGCAGGGAATTGCCGTGCGCGGTTCGAGGCGAAGCGTCTTCGGGTCCACGCCAGACGCCGGCCGATAAAAGACCACCGGCCCGACGCTGACTTCGCCGGCATTCTGTCCAGTGTTGTAATTTGTTCGAAGCTCATCCTCCAGATCGATGAGCATCTCCGCCATCCCAGGAGACCAGTAGGACCCGTCCTTGAGCATCGACGATTCGACGAACGGCCGGCGGTGCCTTTTGTTCGGGTACAGGTCTGCAAGGTCTTGGGCCCCCACCACTTTGAACATGTCCCAGATGACGCTGATTTTTAGATCGCACTGGTGCAGCTCGCGGCGCGTGACGTCTTTCTCGTCGGCGTCCTCGTCCTGGTTTTTGAGCATGCGCCACTTGCCGTACCACTCGATTACCATCAGGGTCTCGTCGGAAGACTGCGGCCGCGTGTAGCTCAGCCCCTCCGAATCGTCCTGTTCGAGCTTCACCTGCTCGCCCTCGGGCTCGCGGTTCTCGCCGCGCCAGCTCGTGTTCACGATGTTCTGGAAGTCGTCGGCGATCCCGAAACAGCGGCCCTCCTCCTCCGCCTGCAGCAGGTCCTCCGGTGTGCAGCGCACGCGGCGGCAGACGAAGCTGAAGTCGTGAATGGTTTTGACCTCCTCGACCGGGCATATGATGTCGTCGGGGTACTGCGGCTCAAAGCCCGGCCCCTCATACGCCACCACTTCCTTCTTGCCCGCCATGTAGGTTTCGCGCACCCACGGCGCGTAGGCGTGCGCTCGGCCGAAGACCAGCTTGCGCAGGATGAACACGCAGAAATCGTTCAGCGCCTTCATCGAATTGAAGACGCGCCAGGTCATGTAGAGCCCGACCTTCTTGTCTTTCCGGTAGTCGGACGCGCCCACCGGATCCGCAATCACTTCGGCCTCGTCACCGAACAGCGAATCCATTTCCTTCGAGAGAGCGGTGAGCACGTTCCAGCGGATGTAAGGCAGCGGAAAATTCGAGAGGCGCTCCTCCCCCACGGCCGGCATGTCGGTTTTCGCGCGCCACCGGCGCATGAACTCCTGGTTCTTCACCATGCGCTGGTTGTGGTCTGAAATCGCGGAATAATAATCCTGCCGGATGCGGCTCGCGAGGCGCGCCGTTTCCGCGGTCGATAGGTCGAGGCGTAGGCGGCTCTCTTTCTTCATGCCGCCGCCCTCTCGCGGAGGCGCTGGAGCCCGCGGCATTTCGTCAGGCGGAACTGCGTTTCGGTGAGGCGCATGCGGGCTATGATCGAGTCTTTCCGCTCGCCCTCCAGGTAGAAGCTGGCAATGATTTCACGCTCGCGCGCCGGAGTGCTGTTCATGAGGCGCTCGGCGTGGGCCATCTGCCCGTCGTGAATCACCCGCGCTTCCGGGTTCAGCTTCGGGTCGGGCGGCGGAGCGACGAGGTCGATGCTCACCACGTGCGTGCGGTCGAACACGAGCGCCGCGATCCGCACGGCCATGCGGCGGCGCAGAATCGTTCGCCCGTAGCCGAGCAGCCGGTCGGTCTGCTCGATCCGGCCCTCCCGGACGGCTGCGAGCAGCAGGATGAAGGTGTCGTGGAAGGTGTCTTCCCAATCGGGGATGCGCTCTCGTCTCGCGTAAGACCCCAGCGCTTGCCGGGCGATCCCGTAGAGTTCGGTTTCGGCCTCGGGTTCACCCGAGCGGATGCGCGCGGCGAGAGGACCCAGATCGATCCAGGGGTTGGCGGGTGCGGTTATTTGTGAGGGGCTCAGAATCGTCGCTCTCTTCTACCCGGTTGTTCGACTCTCCCGCCGTACTTTGTCACCTGCGGCAGTCCCCCGAAGGGTCCGCGCGGCTGCACAATCACGGGCCGCGACATCTTAAGAATCACCACGCAGGCGAGCGCGAGCGAGATGACCAGGTCGTCATGGCACCCCGACTGGTGCTCCGCCTTGCCCGTCTTCTTGATGACGAAGGTGAGCAGCTCCTGCTGCGTCATCGGATCGTGGATGCCCAGCGCGTCCTGGCGGATCAGCTCATCGAGGAGTGAGATCAGCACCGGGCGCGAGAAGCCGCTCGTGTCCCAGCCGAGCTTGTCCGACCGCACCTGCGGGTCCTGGTCCGGCGCCACCGGCCGGTGGTAGAGCAGGGAACGCGGGTAGTCCGCGTTGAGGATGGCCTCCAGCATCGAGACGCCGCCGCCGCCCGGGTTGATCTCGCCGCAGATCTGCGCCATGTTGTAGAACTTGCCCAGCGCCGCCACGTAGCGGCCCGTCTCGCCCGGCATCATGCGCGCATGGAGGACGGCGCACTGCTCGCCCGTGTCGCGGTCGAGGACCTGGCAGGCGCTGTAATCCGGATTCGCCTCGCCGTCGCCCTCGGTCACGTCGATCCCCTGCGCGCAATCGGCTCCCGCCGCGTAGAGACGCCCCTTCACGGGCTTGCGCCAGATGCGCAGCGCTCCCTTTTCGCCCGGCAGGAACACGAGCCGCTTTTCGATCCCCACCTGTTCGAGCTGTAGCTCGCCCACCACGGGCTGCCGCTGGATGGGCATGCGCTGCACGTGCGGAATCGAGAAGCGGTTGCGCGACGCCGCGGTGAACGCGTCCTCGGGCGTCATGGGATGCTCGCGCCGGAAGCGCTGCGCGTCGCCGTTGAAATCGTTGGCTAGGGTGTACCGTCTCCAGCGGAGCTGCTCGAAGCTGAGCCCGTACTGCTGCTTCATCTCGCGCTCTTCGGCCGAGAGCGAATTGCCGAAGCGCTCGGTCGAGATGTCGAGCGGCATCTTATTCGAGGGGTGTTCCTGCCAGCCCATGAACACGCCCAGCCATTCGGAGTCGCTCGACGGGTCCTGGGAGGCCTGCCACATGGCGTGGAAGTCGTCGCCGATGGTTTTGGCGGTGCCTTCGACAATGGCCGCGGTGTCGGGCAGCTTCGGCACGGCGCTCATGACGGCGGCGAGGATCGCGCCCGGCTTCAGATAATAAGGGAACTCCGAGAAGTGGACGTTCGTGATCCGGAATGAGCGCCCAAAGTTGATGGCGCCGGCGGTGTGGATCTGGATGAAACTCGACTCCGGCTCGCCGCCGTACTCGTAGTTGATCCGGTCGGAGAGCGGCCGCGACTTCGGCAGCAGGATCACGTCCGCGAAGGGCTTGTAGCGATCGTGGAAGCGTTTGTAGGTCCGGAAGATGTTTTCGACCGAGACGCTGTCGTGAGCCAGCACCACGGTGTGCACGCCCGCGTTGAACGCGGTGTGGTGAAAGAACTCGGCGGCGGTGCCCGTCGTCGCCTGGATCCGGCGCGACTTCAGGTAGAGGATGCGCACCGGGCGCCCGTCCTCGCGCTGCTTGGCGATGGCTTCGTGCAGACGGATCTGGCCCGGCCCCATCACCATCGGGACCAGTTCTTTGGCTTCCGTCTCGACGGTCAGCGACTCGCGGCAGAAGCGCGCGTGATCGGTGAAGCCGTCGTAGATCTCGCTTTGGGCGGGGAGCTTAAAGGACGCCACGGATGCCCACGCGGTTGAGCGACACGCGCATCTTCGCGTGGCCCCGCTGGGCCTCGCGCCACGCCCAGCTGAGCGAGCGGTCGCGTGACGACCCGATCGCGCGGTAGCCCAGATCGTGCAGCGCGTGACCGATCACGGCGTGCCGTTCGTCTTCGGTCAGGTCTTCGGTGGCTCTCTCCAGGTGGCGGCGGACCTGGCGGCGCTGGACG